TCTGCTAACATCAGGTAGCAAGAGGATAGTAAACCGTGCTATCACTTAATGGTTCCATAGTATATCGGTTAGTATAGCGCCCTGTCACGGCGCAGGGACGGGTTCGACTCCCGTTGGGACCGCCAAGATTTGTGATAAGTAGATTTACGCTGGTGTGGCCCAATGGTAAGGCAACTCACTTGTAATGAGTAGATTGGGAGTTCGATTCTCTCCACCAGCACCAGTTTTAAGCGGCGGTAGTTTAATGGTAGAATGAGAGCCTTCCAAGCTCATGACGCGGGTTCGATTCCCGCTCGCCGCTCCATTCCGGATTAGCTCAGAGGTAGAGTAGATGACTGTTAATCATTTGGTCCCTGGTTCGACCCCAGGATCCGGAGCCAGTATTATGGGGATGTAGCAGAGGTTTCGGGGAATTAGTGAAGTGGGATCACGTCAGATTTGCATTCTGAAATCAGGAGTTCGACTCTCCTATTCTCCACCATAGTTTTATTCGGAGATTGGGAAAGTCCGGTTAATCCGTCTGCTTTGGGAGCAGAAGACCCTCAGTTCGAATCTGAGATCTCCGACCAAGTTTTATCGCGCGGTTAGCTCAGTTGGTAGAGCTTCTCGTTTACACCGAGGAGGTCGGCAGTTCGAACCTGTCACCGCGCACCAGTTAGATGCACCATTCGTCTAGAGGCCTAGGACACCACCCTTTCACGGTGGGTACACCGGTTCGAATCCGGTATGGTGTACCATTTTTATCGCGGGTATAATTCAGGGGTAGAATGTTTCCTTGCCAAGGAAAATGCCGTCGGTTCGAATCCGACTACCCGCTCCAAGTTTTGCTCCCATAGCTTAATGGTAAAGCTCCCGGCTTATATCCGGGCGATGCCTCTAGATGAGGGGATGATCTAGGTTCGAATCCTAGTGGGAGTACCAATATGTATCCTTAGTGTTTAACGGCAGCACGACAGTCTCCAAAACTGCTAGTGGGGGTTCGAATCCCTCAGGGTACGCCAAACAATTCATGCAACGGTGGCGGAGTGGCCCAACGCAAGAGTCTGCAAAACTCTAACCCCGTGAGTTCGAATCTCACCCGTTGCTCCAAACATGGAAGAGTGGTCGAGTGGTCTATGGCTCTAGTCTTGAAAACTAGCGGCTCGCGAGGGTCCGTGGGTTCGAATCCCACCTCTTCCTCCAATTTTATTTCTAGGAGATTTATCATGACTGATTCAGAAATTTGGAAGTTTATTAAAAACAACTATCAATAGCCACATAGCTCAGTCGGTTAGAGCACCATGTTGATAACGCGGGGGTCGTTGGTTCGAATCCTAGTTCCCCTGCCAAAGAGTTCCGATCATCGCAGTGAGTGCAGCCGGCCGCCTATAAGGTTAGGGATGATCGTGCCGTCGCGGGTAAGCGGTGCCTCGGGAACATCGGTCCGTAGCTCAGTGGAAGAGTTCTGGTCTTCGAAACCAGCAGTCGGGAGTTCGAATCTCTCCGGACCGGCCAAACATAAAAGGAGAATCTTATGAAACTCGTGATGTTTAGAAATCGTGTCAATGGCGAGCGATTCGTCTGCGAAGATGTTCGTGCCGTTGAAGTCATAGACGGTGTGGAATATCTCACGGTACATCGCCCCAATGAACAGAGATCGTTTAAGATGCGCAGAGATGCGCTGGAGAAAGATACCGCCGTGGTGAAAGGGATATCACGAAACTTTGCGAAGGTTTAGTTTTAGGTTCGAGTCCTAACGGGGGTGCCAAACGATGCAGGGGATAGTGTACCGGTGCGCACAACTGTCTGTGAAACAGTAAGATAGGGTTCAACTCCCGTCCACCTGCCCAAACCTGCTTTTGTAGATATGGTTATTACGCCGGTCTGAAGAGCCGGAGAACTCCGATCGTAACGGAGAGGCGGGACCAAATATTGCCCCTGCAGATGGAGCTGTGCCAGGCCTTCTAAGCCAGGTTATGAGGGTTCGAATCCTTCCGGGGGCGCCATATAATCGTTGACTGAATACGAGAACGAATATATAATAGACAAAGTTAGTAACGCCCCGGTGGTGGAATGGTAGACACGCTGGTCTTAGAAGCCAGTGCCAAAAGCGTGAGAGTTCGAGTCTCTCCTGGGGCACCAAAATATGGAGCATTGACCGAGAGGCTTAAGGTACTTTCCTGCTAAGAAAGAGTCTGGTGATAAACTGGACCGTTGGTTCGAATCCAACATGCTCCGCCAACAAGAAAGGAAAGACCATGACTAGAAAAGTTGTTGACAATATTGGATTCTTTTGTTTGGGTATCGTGTCTTATCATTTAATTTTAAGTTTCGGAGTGTAGGTCAGCCTGGTAGACCGCTGCGTTTGGGACGCAGATGTCGCGAGTTCAAATCTTGCCACTCCGACCAGTTTTATCGCGCGGTTAGCTCAGTTGGTAGAGCTTCTCGCTTACACCGAGGAGGTCGGCGGTTCGAGTCCGTCACCGCGCACCAGATTAAATTATAAGTATTATCAAGCCCCATTAGCATGAAGGTCGTGCAGCCGCCTTGTAAGCGGCAGGTGATAGTTCAATTCTGTCATGGGGCACCAAGTTTTAAGCGGCGGTCGTATAATGGTAATACCCTAGCCTTCCAAGCTAGAGCCGCGGGTTCGATTCCCGCTCGCCGCTCCAAAGATATCCGCCCTTAGCTCAGGGGACAGAGCAACAGCCTTCTAAGCTGTGGGTCGCACGTTCGATTCGTGCAGGGCGGGCCAGTTTTATCAAAATGATTTACAATCCGAGTTTTATATCTTATAATAAACGAAATAGGAAAACATCAATGGCGAGAATTACTTCAGAAAAAGCTGTAGAGATCATGGGCAATAAATTCGAGTTGATCCTAGTGGCAGCGGCCAGAGCCAGAGAACTAGCTCGAGGAAGTAGACCTCTAGTAGAATCCACCAATGGTACGGTAGTCACGGCTCTCAGAGAAATCGAAGCAGGAAAGATAGACAAGAAAGAATACCTAAGGAAAAGAAAATGAAAATCAGCCTCAGAAAAGCCAACGCCATCCAGACATCGATCAACGATGCGGTCCGTGCCCTAAGCTTCGAGACCACCGTGCGGATCAACGAATTCGAAAATCCCGAGCAGAAAATCTCAGAGGCACGAGCGGAATTCAATCGCAATTTGGATAGAAAGATCGATCTGGATCTAGTATTGTACAGCATCCGCAAATCAGTGGGCGCTGCCAATCACACATCAGGCATCGACGGTCGTCTAGCCGATGTGGCCAGGATCGAAAAACAGATCCAACTGCTGACTGGGTTTTCCAAAGACCGAGTCAGAGAGTCTGCGTCAGTGATCTCAGGTAAACTGGAAAAGATCAAAGCTCGCAAAGAAGATTCTTTCTACGGGCGCGAAGCAGAAATCGCTACATCGATCTTTGACCGAGCGGATGTTACCAGATTCAAAGAGTCATTGGCTGCCCTGCGCAAAGAAAAACAGCGCATCCAGGACGAGATCCTTGAGCTCAATGTCCGCACTGAGATCACCCTCAGCGATGACGAAGTGGCCATACTCAAGGTAGACGGCATCGTTTGATTTCGTGCGGGATATTGAAATGGCATCATGGAGGTCTCATAAGCCTCCGTTCCTGGTTCGACTCCGGGTCCCGCTACCAGTTTTGCCAGTTTCGTAAAACTGGCCGGTGACATGGGGGGTAGATGAGGATAGACACACCGTGTTTGGCCAAAAAGCCAAAGACACCTTTGACGACTGCGACTGAAAATCGCGACGTGCTTGTGTGCGCCGATTCATACCTAACATAGATTGTCATTTGCTGATCGGAAATAGGCAGGCCTCTGTGGATTGTAGATTGAGGTTTGTTTGGGGAGTTTCTCGATGAGAGCTCCTGCTTGCATGTTGTCCGGTCTATTACTTGACCCTCCTTGGATCCGTTCATAACCGTTGACAACTCCTTAAAAAGATCATATACTCAGTGTGTGACCGTAAGCAAACGGGGAAAGCTCTACGTCGTTAATCAGCGATGTCAGGAAGGGACTAGGCCATTGGCCGTCTTTGGGGGTTCGAGGCCCTCCGGTCACAGTAGCTCTCCGTAGTTCAATGGATAGAACAAGACACTCCTAAGGTTTAGATCCTGGTTCGATTCCGGGCGGAGAGGCCACCCAATTTTATTTTTCGAGAAAGGAGGCGAATATGCCCTCAGTTTGGCTAGTATCAGACACGCACTTTGGTCACGCTGGTGTATGTCGCTTCACTAGGAATGACGGCGTGACCAAACTTCGTCCCTGGACTGATCCAGATGAAATGGACGAAGCCATGATCGCTGCTTGGAACGATCGTGTACGCCCGAACGACAAAGTCTATCACCTAGGCGATGTCGTGATTAACAGGAAAGCTATGAAGACATTGGGCCGCCTTAACGGCGACAAGGTGCTTATCCGTGGCAATCACGATATCTTTCGTGACGACGAATATCGCCAATACTTCCGTGAACTCCGTGCCTACCATGTGATGAATGGCATGATCTTGAGCCATATTCCCGTCCACGAAGCCAGCTTGGGTCGATTTGGGGTTAACATCCACGGACATCTGCATGCCAATCGTGTATTAAAGGCTCGTGGTATCGATGCCCGGACAGGAGAAACTCTGTACAGCGATGAAGTCGACCCTCGTTATCACTGCGTCTGTGTGGAACAAACTCCGGACTTCGCGCCCATACTGTTCGAAAATGTCATAAAGAGGATCCAAGCCGAAGGTGGGCAAGTTGGATTCCGGAATGGCAATGGACCGGTTGTTGACTAATTAAATAGGTAGTATAATACACTTATGCTACCTATTTCAAAGGAGAAAAAATGGCCGCAGCTTCAGGAAATAAAAAAACCCATACCACTGTTTTTAAAAGGACCAGCCAAGGTGGCCGGCGTCCTAAAACCAGCACGATGAACAAGAATCAATCACGGAGTTTTAAATCTTATAGAGGACAGGGGCGATAATGGCCATGCATTTGATGGTAGATCTAGAGACTCTAGATACCAAAGTTTCAGCCACCGTACTGACCCTAGGTGCCGTGAAGTTCGATCCATTCAGCGACAGTGACATGAAAGAACTATATCTCAGGGTGGACATCGACAGCCAAGACAGTCTAGGTTGCACGGTTTCTGAAGATACCATCAAATGGTGGAAGAACCAAAACACTGATATCATGGAAGAAGCATTCAACCCCAGAGATCGCATACCAGTCCAAGAAGCCATGAACCAGTTCCATAGTTTCGCTTGGAACTGCGATCAGTTTTGGAGCCATGGATCTAGCTTCGACCTAATGATACTACAAAACATCTACGACCGACTAGGACGGACCTATCCTTGGAATTTCTGGCAGCTCAGAGATACCCGAACTCTATTTGATCTCGCAGAGCCAGAGATGCCGCAGGACAGCAAGCATAACGCCCTGGAAGACGCACGGAGACAAGCTGTGGGTGTGAGAAATTGCTTCCGTAAACTAAACTACAAAGGAAAAAAATGGAACTAGAGGATCTCTATCAATCGTATTGGCAAATCCACAACGAAAAAATACTGGAAGCATCTCCTCTGGAACTTGCCGCTGTACTGGTGTCTCAGGGGTTAACTATCTATAAGACAGTGCTAGACGCGGAGGAATACGACAACATCGTAGACAACATCAGCGACATGCGCGATCGTATTAAAAAAATCAGCGTAGAAGGCGGTACGTTCCAATGAAACCAGCACAGGGAATAATGAAAACCGGAGACTATAGCGACGCTAAATCTTTCCGCGTAGCCTGTGAATGTACCGATCCCAGGCACGATGTTAATGCTTGGATAGAGATAGACAGTGATCGAGAAGTCAGTGAGATAACTCTGGGATTTTACGTAGAAACCCAAACACCATTTTGGAAAGAAGGATTTAATCGTTTTAAGGCCGCATGGGATCTATTGGTCAAAGGCAGCCATAGCAGTGAGCATCATCTAGTGTTAAATCGCAGTTCGGCAGAAAACTTCGCACAGGCAATAACCGACTCTATAAAGGAAATCGAACAATGACAACGTCCCAAGAAAAAGCAGAACTCTTAGAAGCTATTAAAGCAGAAAAACATCGCTACGAGATACATCTCACCGGCTATGGCGGGGAGATCGTCTTGGGTCGTATCACCAAAGAACAGTACGAATTCTGGAAGGACCGAGAAGACCTCGACGAGTTCACTGGTGACTGGGACAACGAAATGGAGATCCCCGAAGAGATGAAAATGTTTTCCAGCGGTAACTGGTACGAGTGCGATGATCTCGCACACGAAAACGGCTGTGAATTTTCTAACGCCTGCTGGGTCACTGTTTATGACGAAGACAACAACGAAGTTTTTACCTGCCCATTAGATTACAACGAATTAGAAAATCGCGGAGTTTTCGTAGAAGGTATAGCCAATGACGAATACCGAGTGCAATGGGATTCTGATGCCAAGCATTATTTCTTTGGACAGAACTTCGAAAAAGGCACGTTCCAGACCTACGAAGTAGAAGACTACAAATTCGATCCTGCCAAGCTCAACTTCCGAGTCAACGATATCGAAGGTTGGACCTTGGTCACTGGCGTCAGCTACATGAGCCAAGAACTAGACGATACCGGGGGGTACTCTACTACCGGTAAGAGCTGTGAATACCGAGTTTATGCTGTGGACGATGAATAAGCCGTCCTCTAGCCCAGACCGACATACCTTCCAAAAACAGGGTTATGTCAAACGCTGTGAAGAAACGGGTGAGTCACCCAACCAAGATTATCTAGACATGTTTTCTAAGATCTTGGAAGATCAAAAACACAAGTTCGATGATCCCAAGGACAGAGAAAACAATCTCGAGTATGATCTTCTAACCACAGACTGGATCCTAGAAAAAGTACGAGGTAGCGACAGCTACGCACAGAATCTCTATGCGGCACTGTGCAACACAAAATGGCAGAACAAGGCCGTGTGGCCCACTCTAAAAGAACAAAAGTGGGGCTGTTCTTGGAGATACGCAGGTGGCATCATCGCAGACATGCAGGAAAAAGGTGATTACATCAACTGGTATTGTTCTGGCATCGGCGGGGGTTTAGGTAATGGCGATGAAGATAATACCAAGGGCTATGTCAGTGAGGGCACAGTCACTGATGAGATCGAGAGTGATTTGGATCGCTTGGGCTGGACGATCAGTCCATGCAAAGATTAAAATAGGGGCTTAGGCCCCTATTTTTTTGGCCATAGTTCCGATAAATATTGTAAAACAAGGAGCAGCTATGGCTTTCGTACCGCTTAGTCTAGGTAATTTCAACACCAGCAAAGAACCTTTATCGACGTCTCTGACCAAGATCAACGACATGATCGAAGAACTATACACGTTCAGCGAAGAGGGCGACCTCGGTTCGATCAGCCAAAACATCGTGCCCGACCAGGACGATATCAGAGATCTTGGCAGCATAGACAAAAAGTGGCGCAGCTTATATGTCAGCGGTAACACTATCTATCTGGGCAACTCAGAAATCAGTGTGGACAGCCAAGGAAATCTTTCAGTGAACGGTGAATCTATCGCTGCTACTACCTGGGAAAACGTTCTAGGAAGACCCGAGGTACCTACCAGTATTTTCGACTTAGATGTCCCGGCAATAATTATCAGACCCGGTTTTCTCAAATATGATGGCAGCAGTCTAAGTTGGGTCGAGCTATCTACTGTGGCAGAATCTGGTAGCTACAACGATCTCACTGACAAGCCAACTATCCCAGCAGACATCAGTGACCTCACTGATTCCGGAAATCTATTAGGACAGCAACCTTCCCGTGTCACTGTATCAGCGACCACAGGTCCTTTATTTCAAAACCAAACTGGAAATATAAGTATCACTGGATTTAAATCTTACGCGATACTAAAAATCACCACTGAGCTGCCCTCATGGGTAAGGATCTATTCAGATCAGGCAGCAAGGACCGCTGATGCATCTCGCACTGAAAATCAAGATCCTGCTCCAGGTGCTGGCGTTATAGCTGAAGTCATAACCACAGGTCCAGGAGAACAAACCGTACTGATGACTCCTTCGGTGATAGGTTTTAACAACGAAGCAGCTGGCACTAATGTGATTCCTGTAGCAGTTACCAACAAAGGCACAGGGTTAGCTACTATACAAGTAACACTGACATTGATCAAGCTAGAAGACTGAGCATGTCTGAAACCAAAGAATATATCGTCACTCTACATCGCAGAGAAGATCTCGAGCAGTTCTATGAGGACATGGAAACTCCTGGTGGTGATCTATGCATACCAGATCGCAGAGTAGACATAGCTGTACGAAGACCATCGAGTCGTAACACACATTATTATCTCACAGATGAAGAAGCCAGCAATCTCAGGGCTGATCCTAGAGTGGCAGCCGTCGAAGTACGTCCCGAACAACAGGGTATAGAAAGGAAACCTTCCTATACACAAACGTCTGACGACTGGGATAAAGCAAGCACAGCAAGCAGCCTAGACAAGAACTGGGGCCTGCTGAGATGCGTAGAAGGTCAACAAAGGACCAATTGGGGCTCCAACGGTACCGCTAATCAATCAGGAACCGTGGCTCTCCCGACTCAGGGAAAAAACGTCGATGTGGTCATAGTTGACGGAATGATAGATCCTGCCCATCCTGAATTCGCTGTCAACGCCGATGGTACTGGCGGGACCAGAGTCGTTCAGTATAATTGGTTCCAGCACAATCCCGCTGTCTCGGGAACGGCAGCTGGCAACTATATCTATACCCCGTATATAGATGGCAGTGACCCCGATCGCACAGACGACAACAATCACGGACAACACGTCGCGGGCACTGTAGCCGGAAACACACAAGGTTGGGCCAGACAGGCCAATATCTATAATATCAATCCATACAGCACTGATATCAACAGCGTAGATGATTTATTAATAATGGATTACGTAAGAGAGTTCCATAACAATAAGCCTGTAAATCCCTCTACGGGAAGAAGGAATCCTACTATCTGCAATCACAGCTGGGGATATTTCTATACATTTCCTATCAGCGGAGTCACTGGAATATTTTTCCAAGGAGTTTATACAGCTGGCCCGTTCACTGAAGCTGAGCTACGGTCCTACGGTGTCTATACTTTCGTATCGAATGGTATCACTGTGTTTACTGCACCGGCGAGATATCCAGCGTTTGATGCAGACATGCAAGATGCCATAGATGATGGTGTCATACAAGTCGGAGCAGCCGGAAACAGCTACATGAAAATGGACATCAATGGTGGCATAGATTTTGATAATCTAGTAGTTTGGAGCGACGGCATTTCTAATTTTGGAATATATTATCACGAAGGTGGTAGTCCGACTTCTGCCAGCAATGTAATCTGCGTAGGCGCAGTCGGTGCGCTGGCCAACGAGACCAAAGCTTCTTTCAGTAACTGCGGACCTCGAGTCGA